GGCCCGATAGAGACTGGTGGGCAGCATTCCCAGGCCGTTGCCGATCAGTGAAAGGCAGCGCAGCGCCGAGGTGTTGCGCAGCATCCGGCTCGATGCGCCCATCTGGCCGTTGCGGATGAACTCCAGCAGCGCCGGGTCGTCCAGGCCCTGGAAGGTGATGCCTTCCGCACTGGCTCGCGGGCGCGACTGAGCCTCCGGCCCATCTCGCCGGAACAGCTTGTCGAATATCTTCATGTGGTCGTGCCCTATAGAAAGCGCATGCCGCGCGTCTCGTAGACGGATGGCCCCTTGGCCTGTGGATTGGTGGCCATGAGCGTGACGGCGTTCAAGGAGGCCATCAGCGGATCAATCTTCCCTGTGCCGCTGGCCTGCTTCGTGATCAGCGAGGCATTGCCTGAGGGCACCACCTTCGCATTGCCCACACACCAGGCCATGAGAGGCTGTGCCGCGTGAGTAAGACTCCCATCCTCCAGGCCCCGCTCCGCGACAGCCATGGCGCCGGTGAGCTTCCAACCCTGTGAGATGCCGATGATCATTTCCTCCGGTATCCCGGCATCAATGAGCGCCTGGTACACCACCTTGTGCGTGCGCTCCGGGTCCAGGCCTATACGCGCCAGCAGGCCGGCGTCGTAGATCTCCTTGCAGATCGCCGCAAGCTCCTCCAGATCCTGCCCCGGGCGCTCCACCACGACCAGGTCGCCGTCGCGCTCGAAGTCTCGGTATCTCGGCTCCTCCGACTTACGCCGTTCGATGCCAATGGGGTGGATCCATGCCTTGTTCCAAAGCGCGCAGCGAGTCACGCCTCGGTGACGCCCCTCGACAGCTAAGCCCAGCAAGTCATCCAGCCCGCCACCGTCGATCCCGACCACAACGACCTCGCACTCGCGCAGGATGTATTCGAGCGAAATGCGGCGGTTCCCACGAAGCTCCCAGAACTCTGCGCCGGCCCAGCTGTTGGAACGCTGCTTCAGGCCGACCTCAACGTTGCCGTACTTGGCCAGCATGCCTTTGAGCGACTCCTTGCCCTCCTGCTGCGCCTTGCGAAACTCGCGCTCCAAGAATGGCCGGTCCACCGAGTACCCCAGATTGGGGTTCACCATGGCCAGGTTCTCCAGGAGCATGCAGCCCTCGTTCTTCACCAGCTCTGGCGGGTGCTCAAACAGTATGGGCAGGAACTCGGGATCAATGATGGTGCCGTCGCGCACGCCCCGCGCGTACTCCAGCTTCTCCTTGAACACACCCGCGGGCTCCTCGTCGCTCTGGGTGGTGATGTACAGGATGAAACCTTCGGGGCGTGCAGCCAACCCGCCGCCAGCCTCTCGCAGCATATCCTTTGCCTTGGCGATCTTTCCGAACAGCCAAAGCTCCTCCACCAGCAGCACTGCAGACTTCTTGCCAGAAACGGTATTCGTGTCCGCCGCGATTACCTTCAGTTTCGCGCCCATGCTGCGATGGGTCAGGATCCGCTGGGTGTCCTGCACATGGATCAGTTCCGCCAACTCGCTGTAGGGCTCCTCATCCTCGTCCTCGCACTCTTCGAGGTACTGCACCATGTCTTTGGCCGGGGTAAAGCTGTTGTCAGCCACTTCCTTGGTTGGCGCCAGGATGGTGAACTCGGCCGACCGGCGCCAATTGCGCACCAAGCACGTAAGCATGATGGATGCCGCCAAGCCGGACTTGAAGTTCTTCTTCGGCAGCATCACGAACCATTCCTTGATGAGCCTGCGGCCGCTATTGGCGTCGTAAGCACCGAAGATGGTTGCGGCCAGATCAAAGATCCACTGTCCGCAGGCGTCAGCCATGCGCGGGCTGCCTGGGGCGTCCACGATGCGCAGATCACGCATCACGGCCAGGCCCGCCTCGGCCTCCTCAGGGAAGATCGGGGGCGGGATGATTGAGCGACCCTCCCGGATCCGCTCAGCCCAGTCAACGCATGCGGTAGACCATTCAGGCATTCGGCCCCTCCTACTGCAGGTTCGGCGGCGCGGCCGATGCGTACTTCCCACTCTTCGCTCGGGTGGCGGCAGCGCCAGCGCGTGCGGCCTTCTTGCCCCCGTTCTCGCCGCGGCGAACCTCGGCCGACAGCAGAGCTTTCGCCGCGTCAATCCGCAGCTTGGCCTCCGTGCCGCTGTCGTTCATCACCGCCTTCAGGAACTTGGCGGGCTCATCGTAGGTAACGCTAAGGTTAAGGTATGCGGGCTCTTTCGGTGGACGGCCGGCGCCCGGACGCGCGCCGCCGCTGCGCCCTTTGACTCCGGACATAGCAACTCCATTTGAATTATTTGAATAGGGGGAAATTTCTTGCGCGTGCGGAACAGGGCGGTCTAGAGGCCGCAGGCCTGTGAACTTCGCATGGCCCCCTCCCCTTTGCTCGCCTAGAGGGCATAGAAACGCCACTGGCGCTACCCTCACAGGGCCCGTGGCGAACCGATCACTACCCGGCTGCCCCAACTCGTACACCGCGCTCAAGCGTCGCTACACGCACTCTGTCGAGCGGTTCAGGTGCTTCCAAGTCTTTCCCCTTACCAGCTGGCTCGGGTAGTAGATGTGCACACCAAACTCGGCCGCCAACGTTCTTCCCGACTCGCCGGCTGTGTACCGGGCGCATATCTCGCGCACCTGCACCTCCGACAGCTTGCGGCGATGCGCCCTCATCCCTTCGCCCAAGGTTCCATGCCTGATGGCGTCCTGGGCGTTGTCAGCGTGAGTGCCCCACTTCAGGTTGGCTGCGCGGTTGTCCCGGCTGACGCCATTGAGATGGCGGGTCACGTTGGCTCCATCCTCGGGTTGGCCGTGGAATGCCAGACACACCAGCCGATGCACCGGATACCGACGCCTAGCCTTCTTTCCGCGCAAGCGAACTCCCAGAGTCACATGCATGTAGCCATCCACAGATCGCTGCTGAAGCTCTCTCTCACCATCGCGTCTGGACAGTATCTGACCATCCTCTGTGGCCCAGTAGCCAACAAAACCTGGTATCTCACGCATGTCGAACGCCCAAAGAACAAGCCCCGACGCGGCTGCGCAGGGGCTTCGGTTGACTGGATCAAGCAGGGCTCAGCTCATCGCTGCTGCTCCTCGCGTTGCTTGTCCCTGCTGTGGTGGGTGGCGCACAGGGGCTGCCAGTTGCTGCGCCGCCAGAACAGCGACTGATCTCCGCGATGCGGGGTGATGTGGTCAACAACCGTTGCCGCCTCGACCCTGCCCTGCGCCTGGCACATGAGGCACAGCGGGTGCTCTCGCAGGAACTGCTCGCGGGCCTTCTGCCACTTGTAGCCGTAGCCGCGCTGCGCTGCTGTCTGGTCGCTGGTGCGCCAGCTGCCGGCCTGCATCGTCTGCACGCGGCGAGTGTCGAGCACTGGCAGCGTGCTCTTCAGGGTCTGTAGTTTGGACATGGCAGGCCCATAAATAGAAAAGCCACCCGAAGGTGGCGGTGAACAGCGATAAAGGCCTTGGCCATTAGGGCTTCGTGGGCATCTTCTTCATCTGATCGCAGGACTGCTGCTGCTGTTGCGCAGACATTGACGACCACTTCTTCTTGAAGTCACTGGCTGCAGCGCTGTAGAGCTTCTCGTAGTCTGCCTCGGAGACCTTCAGATCAGATAGCGTCGCCGACTTCTGCTTTGCTTTCGCCTCATCCACCTTTTGACTGGACATGTGCTTGCATGCCAGTGCCATCTCATTCATGGAGGCAGACATGCGGACGACGCCAGAGGCGACTGCTGCATTTGGATCATCTGCAGAAAAAGCGCTGGACGCCGCCAGCGCCACTACCAGTGCCGCAACTATCTTCATCCTTGGGATCTCCTCAAAAGATCACATCATATTTGCACGGCACACAGAGTGCCATTTGATGCGCACGCAAACCTCGGCGCGGGCGTGCTCCAGATTTCGAGAGTCGGCCATCTGGATCTGCGGCAGCCACACGCTGATGATGGTCGCTGGCCCTGCCGATCTCCTTGATAGGCGCCGCCAGCCAGGCCATACCCACCGATAGGCCAGGACTGAAAGAAAGGCCCTCATCAACCTTGTACTACTATTGCTCTGTCACCACCCCCATCACCAGTCTCATGACTTACTTCCGAACTAAAGACGAAGCGCTCCAAACCATCCCCTTCGGCGTCATGCATGACCGCTGCTTTTGCTGCAATGATCCCATTTCCGGACCGACCATTAGATACGACGGGTTCCCAACCGATGACGGTCTATACAAGAGCATCTTCATGCATCGAGACTGTGGATTTGCGATGGCAAATCGCTTGATACTGGACTCTTGGCCCAATAGAAGGGACGAAGAAAGCATGACCACAACAGGGCGTTGAAAGCCGCCAGCCACACTCCTGGCATACGACGGGAGCTTCCACACAACCCATCGCCAGGAGGGCGAAACATGGCGCGTATTTCGGTGAACAAGCTTGCGGAGTTGTTGATCACTTCAAACGCCACTCGACGGAGGCGTATCGTCCATGAGCAGAAGTACCCCAAGGACACGGTAGTTGCTTTGTACAGGCACGCCAAGAAGCCAATTGAGAAGTATTTCCGCAATGGTAGAGATCCAGAAATTCTCCTTGAAGCAGCGGAGAAGCTTCGCGAAGATCGCAGCGGCACCAGTTGGGCTATAGATGACCGCTGGAACACCGCAGATGCACTTGAGCATTTTTCCGAAATCGCGGAGGGGCTCCCCTCTGAGCATGGAGAAGTCTATCGCCTTGGAGACGCACAACCACCAAAACTACTGATCGCCGGGGTCGATGTCAGCATAAGGCCTGATTTCCTTATTCACTTCGAAAAGCGAGGGGTGGCTCACACGGGAGCGCTAAAACTTCATTTCGTCAAGAACGCCGACTCAGCACTTACGAGGGCGGGTTCTGAGTACGTGTCCACGATGCTCCACCAGTGGCTGGAGGCACATGGCCCGGAAGGCAAAGCTTCACACGCTCATTGCATTTGTGTGGATGTTTTCAGAAGATCCACCTTTCTGGCTCCGAAGAGCAATGCCAGAAGGCTAGAGGACATACAGTCTATGTGCGAAGAGATTGCTGCACGCTGGCCTCAGCTATAGCGCTCGTAACCAGATCAAGCGGTCGCCAGCCGTTCCAGTCCCCCGCTGATTCAAGCAGTACATGGGACGGAGTGACTTCAAGCACCGTCACGACATCGTGATCATCTTCATCGCCATCCGTGCAAGTTGAGAACCTGAGGCCAGGAACAACTTGCACCGGCGGCGTACTCGCCATCTTCACTAAGTCCATCTCGCCTCCAGAAACAAGTAAGGCCCGGCGATGCCGAGCCCATTTGTAGGTCGCCCCTTCGGACTTATGCCCCATGCCACAGGGGGAATGCCGTTCTCTGTGCGCCAAGCCCACTAGAGCCTGGAGGAGTTCCAACTCCTTCCCTATCAATAATTCTCTGTCATTAGTAAATTTCCACTGATTGAGAAAAGCCATTACGCCTTGTATTTTTCTATTCATAGAGACTATCCTTACAGACAATGTAAGAATTTGCTACTAACATACAAGATTCACTAACAGGAGAACTAATGGCTTTCTATCGTGATGAGACACGCGTCCGCAAAGCGGACCCCCACAACGCTTTTATTGAGACGCACGCGCCAGGAACGAAAGTCCCACACTCTGGGATCTATCGTTGCATAAACTGCGAAAGCGAGATTGCAGCCAATGCTGGGGACCCGTTGCCACCGCAGAACCATGACCAACATCCTAAGCACGCTGGCAAGGTCGAATGGCAACTCTTGGTTTACTCCAAGTACAACTAATCCCTAGCGCTTGTAACTGAAGAACAAAAAGCCCGCTAGCGCACCTAGCGGGCTTTTTTTCAAACTGACGATCATCACTTGGTCGCGTCTTTGATCGCTTCCTTCACATCGCCAGCGTTCTTCTGGGCCTTACCCTCGACCTGCTTGGCAACGCCCTTGGCTTGTTGCTCAGGGCTGTCAATCAGCTCGCCGGCCTTCTGCTGAACCTTGCCAGCAGCATCCTTGACCGCACCCTTAACTTGATCCTTGTTCATACAAACGTCCTTTGGGAGTTGAGCTTTGAAACGGTTGCTTTGCAGCACCGGAACCTAGGTTAATCAGCTCATCTCTTCCGGCATGACAGCCGGAGCGGCGTTCGGGTGTGGGTTAGACAGCGAGGCCCTGTCGGAGCGTTTCTCGCCAAAAAGAAAGCCCGCAGGCTTCAGAGCTGGCGGGCTTTTCATTTGAGCGCGACCTTCCATCGCTTTCATGTCTTGCCAGACTCACCGCCTGGAGACGCTGCCGATGGGAGGGAGGCGGTTTACTTGCGCCTGCGCTCTAGGTACGCAGTATACATCACCCTTTCCCGGCTGCAACCACCTTCAGCCCCTTCATGCGCTTGAGCGCGGCGATGGTGCCCGAGCGTGCGCGGTCCACATGGGTGGCTATGTGCGCGGAGATCAGCTGGCCCTCGGCTTCGTGCGGCACCTCGCGAGTGCCGAAGCCCTTGCAGGTCTCACAGGCAGCCATCTCGCCCAGCTTGAGGCCTCCGCAGCCAGGGCACTTGCTGTCGCACCACCAGAGCAGCACATCGGTCAGCTTCGCGCGGGCGTCCTTGATTCCCTGCGCCAGCACCCAGGGCAGGAACCCGGCGTGCGCGTCCACCAGGCGGGCGTACTGGGGCAGGCTGGTCAGGATCTGCATGCGGCGCTCCATGTGCCACCGGCCTTCGGCCACGCGGGCTCCCACCATGTCGAGACGGCCCCGGCTCTTGCGCGGAAGCTGCTCGGCCACGCGCTGCAGCTGCTCGTCGGTCAGTGGGCGCGGCTTCTCGCGGCGGTCCCATTCGCAGATCAGCTGCTGGGCCAGCCGGCCCAGGCCTGCGCGCTGGATGCCGGCTGCGATCAGGTAGTCCGCATCGCCGCGCTTCTCCAGATCGACGGACAGGTCGCTGCTGGTGCTCGCGCTCGTCAGACGCTCGATGACATTGGGCCGCTCAGCGGCGAGTGTGATTGGTGCTTCTGTTGTCATACGGTCTTCTGGCTCAATGGGATGCGGTGCCGCTGCGGCGTTCGTTGAGGACTGGCCGGAGCCGGCTTGCCGCGGCGTCGCATTCCTCTCGTGTGCCGATGGTCAGAGGCACGTAGTCCATGGAATGGCCAGCTGCGCACGCCCTGCGGTTTTTGGTCAGCATGTCCATGAGGGGCTCGATATGCAGCGCGCACTGGCTCTGGCTCCACAGCAGGACGTGGCCCGCCGCAAGGTTCGGAACAGCTCGATCAGGGTCGGTCAGCGAATTCATCTTTTGGCTCCTGGGTTGAGAATGGGACATAGCAGATGGCGCGGCGCCGGCTGTTCGTGGCGAACTGCTGGGCGGCCTTGTTGAACCAGAGGTACTGGCTGTAGTGCTGCACGTCGCCGTTGCGCTGCTTCTGCAGCTCCAGCTTGGCGTCGGGCTTGTCGGGGTCGTGGCCGGCGTCGTTCTCGTCTTTGCGCGCGCTCCAGACCGTGAACACGTTGTCGGCGCCGTCGGTGATCTTGGAAGACCCGGCAACGTCGAGCTTCCCCGGGCCTTTGGACTCGTCCGCACCCTTGCGCGGGTGGGCGACCAAGTGGACATGCACACCATTGCGGCGCGCGAAGTCGCAGATCTTGCGGACGGCTTCCTTCTGGGCGGTCATGCTCCCTGGGCCGTCTTCGGGCACGTCCGTCATCATCAAGCTGTCGATCACGAAGTGACGCATGCCGTAACGCTTGGAGCCGTACAGGAACACGGCCAGGAGACGGTCGATGCCTGCGCTGCCCACCACGTTGAAGAACCATTGCTTGTCGTGCAGCCAGGCTCCGATGGCGTCGATGTAGGGCATGCTTGGGCGGTCCAGGCCCGCGGCCTGCTTGACGGTGCGCTTGAGCTGGCGTTCGGGTGTCATCTCGCCGGAGAACACCATCACGCGATCGCCCTGCTGCATCAGCCCCAGCAGCACCTGAGACAGCATCAAGCTCTTGCCGTGGCCGTTGTAGCCTGTCCAGACGGTGACCTCGCCGGAGCGGAACTCGAACCAGTCCAGATCCTTGTCCAGGCGCAGCACCGGGTCGCCCTCGTCATCGTGGCCCGGATAGAACATGGACTTCACGCGGTTGATGAAGTCGCTGGCCTGGCGCATCTCCTCGGGGTCCAGGGTCTTGGCCTCCTTGGTGGCGTGCCAGAAGTCCTCGCCGCAAGCGCCCTTCTGCAGGAACTCGTTCGCGTCCTTCTCGGGCAGCGTGACCAGCTTGCAGCGCTCCAAGCCCAGGCGGCGAACGATCTCCTGCGCCCCGGCCTTGCCAGCCTCGTCGCTGTCGAAAAAGATCAGGATCTCGCTGAAGCAGTCCAGTCGCTCCCAATCGTTCTCCAGCCACTGGTGATTGCCAGCGCCAGCATTGACCGACAGGGCCGGAATGCCGACCTGGTGCAGCGTCATTGCATCGATCTCGCCCTCGGTGATCGCCACGGTGCGGGCCTTGGGGTCGATCAGGTGCCAGCCGAAGAGGCAAGGCTCTGCCCCGCCCTCCTGGCGCATGTCGCGCTTCTCCGCAATGTTGCGGTACTTCACGTTGACCAGCTCACCGTTGCGC